GAAGTTTGAAGGTTTATTCTCTTGTGCTTATCTATCGATGTCGTTTGAAGGTGAGCCAGTTGTTTCCAATGTGGCAGGAAACGAGCCTCTAGTTGAGGTTGTAATGCCACAAACCGTTGTCAACGAGGTTCCTCCCTTACCAGTTGTTGTTTCTTCTGACCGGGTTGAGGAAGTTGACGGGGTGTCCCCACGTGGGGACGAGAAGGATCAGGAGCCGGCACCGGCGCAACCTGAACCTTTAGTAGTAGGTGCAATCGGCCTTGTCACGCACACTTTCCGTGACAATGTGATCAAGGTAGAGGAAGTGAAACTGAAGGAAGTTAAGGACCCTTCAGTCGATGGGGCCAAGCAGGATGACGCACCTGCTGAAACCCCACCACGTGTACCGGTGAAGCCCAACGACCGTAAGGTAGCCCGCTTGGCAGCAGTTAACGCTGCGCGACAAGTTCGCGGGAAACCTAGTGTTGAGGCTCCGAAATCCATTCTTAAGAAAGTGACGGGCGATGAAGCCCAGCAACAAGCGTATCAAATCCCTCAGAGACGTAAGGTCTCATGGCAGAAGATAGTTCCTCATGTTCTTGAGGAAAACAATGAAAGAGTAGTTACCGTTAAGCAAGCATTGGATGCTGCTGCCAAAGCCCCCATGGGCAACAAGGAGGAGTCACAGTTACGTAAAAGATTGGACAATTTGAGTGATGACAAAAAACAAGTGTGCAAATGGTTCTTGGCAGGCAAGTGTTCCTACAAGGTTTGCAAGTTTAGTCATTCTGGACCGGAGAATAAGAATTCCCGACGACAAGGGGACCAACCTAATCTCCCGGCTCCTGATCAACCGGATCAACGTGACCGCCCGCAGGCGGTAGTTCCATCTAGCGAAGTACGTGCTTTGCTTGAGTCCGAGCCTGCGCGCACCGTATCAGTCAACTACGAGTTTCCACCGCGATTTGTGGAGACGGCAAGACGTTTGTATGGGGTAGTACCAACAAAGGGACCATATGCTACTGAGTCCCACCCACATCCTTTTGCAGCTTTTGAACGTTCATTAGCTCGTAATTCTATCATTCACTCCATTATGAAAAGTTATCCGAATGGAATAGTGTATGACTTTTACGGCAGCCCGACATACCACGCAGAACAAGCTGAACGATACGAAGATTATCCTGATTTTCATGTGTGCCACCCAAACGTGCATCCAGTTGATGCAGTGGAAACCAAACATTACGAAGGTTTTCCAATTGAGTGGTTTTGCTCCCACAACATACACAATGGTGCTTTTTGTCCATGCATTGACCAGTGTGATGTTGGCATGTCCATTCATGGGGCTTATTTTTTGTCCCCTCAGGTGATCGCCAACATAGTATCGCGCGTGCGTTGTCGCGTCTTTTACGCCGCAGTCACCCCTTTCCCTAACCCGATTGGGGCTCTGCACCAGGGCGAGTTACAATATCGCGTTTTTCACAATGGAAACGTGGAAGTAACACTTTCAAGTGGTCCCGCCACGATCAAGTATGTGCACTCGGCTATGCATTGGATTAACCATGCTTATGCCAATGTGCAGATTAATGCCACACCCTGTACTTTAGTGTGGTCTCCGATCTCCGTGGTAGGTGAAACAGTGGTTTATGAATTCCGTCTTTCAACAGTACCTTATGCAATTGAGTATGATTTAATCAAGGCTCCTGCAGATCGTATTTTGTCTGAGTTGACATATTATGGACAAGCCACCATGCTTGACTGCAAACCGGATCGATCTTCAATTCTTTTCAATGAGGATAGCAAAATCCAACAGTGGTTCGCATATAGTTGTGGATCATGTGTTGCTTACTATTCCGATTTGAACGGCCCAGCTATTGGCTACGTTCCGAAGGCGTTGTTTAACAGCCTTCGTACTTATGTAGCCAACAAGCCACGCAACAATGATAATTTCAAATGGGCAATGGCTAAGGCCAAAGAATTGTTGTCGACTATGAATTACCCATCTGATGTAATGGCAGAAATTTTGTTCCCAGTAGTGCACTGCGCTTTCGTCCACGATCTCCCCACAGAAATTTCAATTATGGCCGCAAACCACGGCCCTGTGGCTCGATTGATCCTGGGGCGTGTGTCAGGAATCATGCCTAACTGGGCTGCTCAATTGTTACTAGCTCCACAATTTTTTGACCCCTTGGCAAATGCTAGGTTGGTCGGGGCTGGTTTTCTTTGTGTCACTGCGGTGGCTGCCTTATATTTTTTGGCTCGTACGCCATACGAGAAACAAGCTTCCTTGGCTAAACCAATGTTTTTGAGTTTCCCTTGGGGTTCTTGCCTCCGCTCTCTGATTTTACGCGGTCGCTCCCTCTTGCAGAGACTCTCTTCTTGGTTTAGGACTCGTAACTCTGGTAATGATGTGCCAGCTTTCGAGCAGCAATCCATGGATGGATTTGTTAATTCATTCCCGCCTTTTGTGTGGTTTTTAGGTCGTCCGTTAAGTCCGGTGGTTTCGCACATCACCCGACTTTGGCAACGATTTGACACATTTTTGCGGGGGTATCCAGAAAGGATACGCCGGAATTTCGCCCTGTTGTTGTTACCATTGATGTCTGTTGACACCGATGCAGTTTATCGAGGCATAGAGTTGAATGACAAACTCCGCCAACCACGAAACATTTGGAATGAACGAACGTATTATTCCGTCTTCGTGGCTCCATTGGTGGAGGAGTATCTCAAGAAACAGTCTTGGTTTATAGCTGTGCTTATACCATTGACCGAAACTATGTACTACCGCGATTCGACTGATCAAGCTGCAACTCGGTTTTTGCTTCATCTGCTTTTCACTTGCACTCCTGAACCTCATTGTTACACCTTGCACTTCTTGTTTAATTTAGTGCAGGTGTATTATTCTTGGGCTTTATACATGCAGAACTTGGGTATGACTTTGTCTACTCCAATCAAGTACTTGTGTGCTATATTGGCCATCGGGTTTGCTGTGAAACAGTATTACACATTTCGAAGGGCTCGCACTGTTTATGCTGAGGTGACTTCTAAAATACAAGAGTACGAAATGACGGGGGCGTCGTTGATGTTGGCTAAGGAAGGGGTGTTTACCATTTCAACCCCGGCTGACTTACCTACACGATTGTCTACCCAACCAGTTGGGCCATTGGATATCAAGGCCCAGTACTCTTTGTCTAATCACGATGAGACACCAGGACAACCTCTTCGAAATATGGGCATTATGGTCATGGGGGCGTGGCCCACAAACTTCACGCCTTGTGCTAGGGTTGAGTTGGCTTCTTATGCCAATCGCCTAGCATTCCCACTACCAGTCCCTACAGGCATTGATGATAACTATAGAGCGGCCTTACGTGAGCTCTATCATGGTGTCAAATACTCTCCGATTACTTTCGAACAATGGAATAATCGGTTTCCACCTACCCAACGAAAGAATCATCTTGATATCCGTGACAAGGATTGTAATGTTCTTCTTCCCAGGATGGCTACGAGAATTAAAGCCTTTGGTAAGAATGAATGTTTGCCCCTGTCTTTCGGGATCAACGTTGCTCAAAAATCTAAGCGAATGATTCAAGGCTTCCAGGACCAGGTCAATGTGCATCAAGGACCCCCAATTTTGGCTTTAACTAAGGCTTTTGCTCGCGTTCATGACGTGACCAATATGTCTTTCTTTTATGCCACTGGGGCATCCTCTGAACAAATTGGCCTCTGGTATGCTTGTGCTTTAGCCAAGAGGGCCCCTAGATATTTGAATGACAACGAACCAATGGATTCTTCACGTGCCTACACAATTGTTGATGGCACTGATCATGTTGATACTGATCATGCAGGCAAGCGTCTAACTGCCGACATGTCTCCGGACATGCAAGCAGACTTGATGTTTTCAAGTGACGCTACCATTGTCTTGCTTGATGCCTCTAGTTTTGATGGCAGTCAACATGAAGAAGTGGGTAAGTGTGAGGTGCAAGCTTATCGCGAAGCCGGGCTCCCTGAGGATGTTTGCTCAGTTGAGGAAGCCCAATGGCGCGGTGTGCATGGTGCCACACCCAATGGTTTATTCATGATGTTTTCTGGACGCCGTAAGACTGGAGGTTCGGCTACATCGTTGGGTAACACCACCAATCAAGGTGGTTTCATTGTGTATGTTCGTCGTAAATACGGCTTAGTCGACACATACATTATGGCATTGGGCGATGACACAGTCATAGTTTCCCATGACAAGCGTTGTCGGGATATTGACTGGGTCGCTGAGGCAGCCCTCTTTTCTTACACCATGAAAGTGGCCTTTGTGAGACCGTGGGAGGCAGAGTTTTGTAGTGGGCGGTTCTATCCAACAAAGGATGGAATAGTCCTGGGGCCAAAGATTTTTCGTTTATTGGCCAAAACTTTTTTCTCTGCTTCGTCTCAAGAACCGTGGCGTTCTCATTTATGGGGTGTTGTGTCTGGGTTACACACCGACTTCTCCTACCTGCCTATTTTGCGGCAGGTTCGAGATTTGGTTTACGCACAAACCCCTTCTAGTCGTCCGATACGCGACTCATTTAAAATTAGAGCTCGGAGTGAACACGAGCCTCATGAAATGATGCCAGTTCTTTTGGAACGCATCTACGGTGTCGACTACAATCTTATCGAAGATTTGAGCTCTCAGCTAGCCAGAGCCACTTTACCTATTGTTATAAATTACCAATGGGTTGTGTCTTGTGCTGCGCTTGACAGTGGGCGGGTTTTTTCCATTGAGCTAGTCTTCGAAACCAGCGTGGCGCCTGGTGCTCTAGACGAGGCCGCGGGTATAAAAGCTATAAAAATAGAACTGGTTTCAGCTTTAATCAGTAGTTTTCAATACCCCGCAACCCCCATGTCTGAGCAAAAGAGTCGCCGACGCAGCAAGTCTGCACGCTCTCGTAGTCGTAAAGGACGAACCAAGTCCAAGGTTCGGGTCAACGTTGTCGTCAAGCCTAGGGCACGATCGCAACGTCGACCACGTCCGTCTAAATCCCGAGCTCTTGTTATGGCTCCGCAAGGATCCAGGAGTGGTCGGATGGGCCCAAAGACCATGGGCAAAAACCACGAAGAAAGTGGTCATGAGGTTTTTGGTGAGTTACGCTGCCGCAATATTTTTGAAGTGCAGGTTTCTGAACTAATTAATCCACTCAATTCAGCTTTGTTCCCGAAGCTCTCGGCAATGGCCTCCATCTACGAGGAATATTGTCTTGACGAGATCACCTTCTCATTCAAGACCTGCAGTCCTGGAACTCGTTCAGGAGTTGCTTGGTTGGCGATTGACACCGACCCAGCGGATGCTAAGACCCCATCAAGCGTTCCCGAGGTTATGGCACTTCAAAATGGTGCCTACTCCGCTGTGTCCCAGAATGTTTCTGTCGGTTATCGCCCTAAAGAAGGATGGTTACGTACTCAGGTTAGTGGCAGTCAAGATCCAGGTGACCGCACAGCGTTTGTGGGCAGATTTTATGCCGGAGTGGACCCGAGTGTCGCGGTCGACGATCAAGCAGTGGCTGGCTACCTAGCTGTGGCCTACCGACTTCGCTTTCGCAACTTCCGCGCTCCTACCAATGCCGGTTTTGAGTTGGTTAACAACTCAGAAACTGCTTTGGTTTCCGGGACTCCGTTCATTCCTGTCCTGCATTCCTCTGAGAGCGCCTTTCAAAACATCGGTACTTGGGCTGGGCGATACATTTTTAGCCCACTCAAGTATTTGTTGGGCGCACCAACCCCTAGTTCTTTGGGGTTGAATCAGTTGTTGTTGTTACCGCCGGACAAAACAACTAATGGGGTTATACGAGCTAGTTTGGGTGGAGCCACTGACGAAAAGGTCGTGGCTACCACCTCAGCTCGCCATACCTACTCTTCGTTTGAGCCCTTTGTGGCAAGACAACAGCCCGATGGCACCTGGATTTATCAGGAGGTGCCCGAGGGTCCCTGGTACCCATATTCGTCGGTGAAAATGGTGACCGCCCCGTTAGCCATTGGTGATATACAGTTACTCATCACCTCGGTTAACGCTGACGGTACCCAAACCGTGTTGTACAACATCACGGTTAACAACTTAGCAGCCACAGTCGCGTCTGCTGTCTGGTCCGTTATACCTCACGTCCCGGGCACGTATTTGCGTTTTGCTGTTTCGTGTGCATTCACCACCGCTCGCGTCCTTAATTGGTTCTACACAGGCGTGGGCCCGGCGTCCGATTCCTACGGGGGATAGATCCCCGAGGCAACCCGTAGTGGCGGGTGTTCTACCACTGAGTTTTCTCAATCTCTAAAATTGGGGGGTGTTGAAGGGGGGTCAAGTTAAATATACCCTTCAGGTTACCAAACAATCTACTTTTACAACTGTGGAGAGGTG